GTGTTAAATATAAAGTGATTGTAATTTTATCTATTAATCTTTGTACCCAGTATTGTGTAGGTTGACCTTGTGAAAATTTTGAAGATAGAGAATTGTAAGTTGATCTATCTATTTTTGTAAGTGGAAAATCTGCAACCGGAACTTGTTCTGTGTTTCTATAAGATGCTTCGTAAATATCATCTGGTCCATAAGTAATAGAATTATAATCATAAACAGCAGTATTATCTGCATGAATTGCAGCTGTTGTACCATTTGCACCTCTTGTACATCCTGTTATTGAATTAGCACTTGTATTTGTTCCTGTATAAGTAATTTGTTCAGATCCAATTAATAAAGTTCCTGATGTTGGAAACTGCCATACTGAATCTAATATAAGAGTTGTATCTGCTGCAGTAATTGCACCATTTAAATAACTAAAAGTACCATCTGATGTTCCATCAGTTGATGATCTATAAATTGTATAAACAGTTTGACCTTCAACCATTGAAATTGAATTTTCAGCAACTTCCCAATAATGAAGTCCTCTGTTTCCCCACTCTTGAAACATAATGTTTAATGAGCGACGAGCTGCCTTCATTTGGTTACCTGTATTATTTACAAGACCAATTCTTTCGTAAGACTCTTCTATGATCTCATCAATAGTAAAAGTTTTTTCAAAAACTGTAGTGCCTGAAGAGGTAGCCATACTAGCCTCCTACTTTTCTATAAATAGTGTAACAGTTAAACTTGTATTTGAAACAACTCCAATGCCATCAACTATTCCTGTTCCATTTCGTTGTGCGTATAACACACCATCTTCTGGAAGATTTAAAGTTTCAGTTTGATTAGCTCCAACAGCAACAGGTATATAAACTTGTGTGTTAGTTGAAGTGCTTACTGTAGTAGTATTTGCTAAACCATTAATAATACATGTTCCAGCAGTACCTGTTCCATTTTGTACCATGTAACCTCTTAATCTAGTAGGTCCAGTAAACAAAACTAAAGTAGTAAGGTTAGCTGCACATATAACCGGTTTTACATCTGACTTCATATTTTTCTCCTTGTATTAAGGAGCCCTTTCGAGCTCCTTAAAAAATTATTTATTAAGATGATGCTACAGCTGCTCTAGTATCAACTCTTAACCATTCAGCTCCATCAGAAAAAGCATAAACTGCATTTCCAGAAGCTCCGTTAGAAACATATACCATTGCTCCAGCATTTGCTGTTGCTAATAATTTTGTTCCTGATTCACTTCCTGAAGTAATAGTTAGTGTAGTTGCATTAGTTGCTGTGTAAGGTACTTTACCACCTTGCTCAGTATCATTTGCTCCAGATCCACCCGCATTTGGGTTTGGTCCACCAATAATTCCATTTAGTGATACTACTGGTCCTGTAAACGTTGTATTTGCCATGTATGTTCTCCTAGTTATTCCAATATCGTCTCTAGGCCGTCGACTATACGCGTCGATATTAGAAAGTTAATGTATAGTGATTAAGATATAACTGAATTTATTAAATAGCGCAAGGGATACCTGCATCGAAAATCTACTTTTCGGATATAAATAGCTAGGTTTTAGCTAGCTACAGAAAACTCAGGAGCAGCCATTTCTACCTTAATTTGTCTATGAGCTATTTCAGCTTCAGACATTTTAATCTGGTTAATGATATCACGAATTTTTTCGTCTATCTTAACCATATCAAGAGTGTATTTACCCTCTTGAATGTAGTGTTGCTCCCAATCAAGTTCTAATGCTCTCTTCTTTGTGTAAAGAGCTTGAACTGATATCATCTACAACCTCCTCATAGGTTATCCAGCATTTATCTTTAGCAAAAGATCGCATGCTGTCTTTTAGTAATATACCTTTTTTTCCTATTTTGTCAAGGATAGCTCGTTCTATACTTTCTGCACTATCTTCTGCTTCAATGTTAAAATCAGCCATGTGACCATAAGCTCTAATTTTTACTTGAAACAATTTTGTCATAATTCATTCTTTCTATCAGATTAATGGAGCCCCATAAAGGGGCTCCACTAAATAAAAAATGCTTAAATATTAAGCAGATCCTTGTGATCCGAAGATACCTCTAGGGTCAGACCAGCCGAAGCTGTATCTTTCTCTAGCTTTGTATCTAACGTTACCCGTATCAAAATCACCTTCCATAGCAGTTTTGATAGGTGCTCTTACGAACATCTTCATACCGTTTGGAACGTCAGTTTTGATAAAGAACGCATCTGTATCAGTTAAGAAATTGTTAACCACGTAACCTTGTGGAACCATTCCCATTGATCTGATTGCGTTTGTATCGTTGTCAGCTGTACCAGTTCTTAACGCTGATTTCATTAATCTTTCCGCAGTGAATTGTAATTCTTTTGGAATGATTAATTTAACACCCTGAGCTGCGATTTTTAAACCACGTTCATCAGTGAATGCATTGATATCAATCAATGATTGTTCTAATGAAGTTTCGTTTAAGTCAGCTTGAGTTGCTAGCGTGTTGCTGAATGAACCAGCAATAGTTGGGTGAGAAGAGCTTATTAAAGCAACTCCGTCGCCACCAACGTAAGATGAACTGAATCAATTATTTAGAACGTTAGCTGCAGTTACCTGCTTAGTGTTTGCCATAGATCTTGCTAATGCTTTTGTATATCTAGACGCAAGTCTGTCATACAAGTTGTCCTCGATCGCTTCTTCAGTGATCGCGAAAGCAAGAGCTACAGTGTTATGAGTGTATCTAGCAGTGAAAGTTTCTTGAGCGTTGTCAAATACAACAGCTGAACCTTCTGGCTTGATTTCCGCGTTAGCGAATCCAGATAACATTACTTCCTCTTCGAAAGCTCTGTCTGAAGTCTCTACATCGAAAATTTCAAGATGCTGATTCTCGTATCTTTTATATTCCAGGCCGAATAGTGCATTCAATCCTGGCTCTAGTTCTTTAACTAGTTGTCCTCGTGATATAGCCATAATTTATCTCCTATTATATGCCTGTAAATTGTTTATAGAAATGATTATTAACAATAGCTGTTACAACTACGTTTGTAGAGTAAGTAGTAGCGTTAGTCTTTTCATTATTGAAACCTTTAGCGATTCCAATGATACGTAACTGACTAGAATCAGTTGTACCTACGTTGTCAGTATCAATCTCAACTTTAGAAACATAGTTTGCTGATGAACCAGCTGCGTAAACTATATTTGCATTTAAGAAGATATCTGCAATTGGTAGATCCGAACTAGCTTGTATTTCGTATCTCTCATAAGGGTCGTCTGTGACAAAGCCTACAATATCAGAAGCTGTGTTAGAAGCTCCTAAATTGTTTGCCCATGTCGGTTTTTTAGTTGAAGTATTAGTATAGAATACTCCGTTCAGCGAACCTAATATTTTAACATCAGTTGTAGACACTACACCAATGTATCCTGTGTTCAAAGCTTGAACTGGATCATTTTGGTATATTGCTGAACTGTTTGCCGCAATATTATATTCACTTAAACCTTGAGCATCTCTATTTTGTCCAACTTTGCCGATCGGTAATAAACCGAAAGCTGCGTCTGCGTTAGCCATAGTTTTTTCCTTGTTTAAGTTTTTATTTACTTTGTTGATATCACAAAAAAATTATTTTTTGTTCGTACCACCAAAAGTTACACGAGTCTGCCTCTCACTATTGATTGGCATACTTGGGTGCTGATCCTTGTAGACGTCGTTGTTAATAGCATCTTCTCGTTCCTTTGTTCTTTTTGCAAAGTACTCGTCACGAGCTTTAGCGAGTTCTACCGGTATCCTTGCCAGCGCAAGGCCACCATGTCCAATTACACCTGCGTACTTACCTTCGTTGATTGTTGAATAAGTTTCACCTGGATATTCATCAGCTCTCACTAATTCAAATCCTGATCTTAACTTATTTGAAACGTTTTTAGAGTCATCCTGACCTAAAATTTCAAGTCTTATCCAACGGTGTTTAAAACCGTCTTTTGGGCGCGGTGCATCCAAACTTGATGGTGGAGTCCAAGTTGTAGGTCTCTTTTCAGCAGACCTAGTTTGGCTCGCACGTGGGGTCTTCATTTTGTCATTTTCCATATGCCTATACCTCCTTCGTGATATTTAATTGTTTCGCATATTCTTCTAATGGCACTCCTAATTTTTTAGCGATTGCAACTTGAGAAGGGGTGAGTCTCACAGTTTTGCGACTTGGTTTTGTACTTCGCTTCGCTGAAGCTACTACTTGTACCGGTTTAGTCGTTTCCGTTGTTGCATTATTAGCAAATTTATGGGGAAATTCAAGTCTTATTCTTTTATCAATTTCCGCATAATATTCGTCACTTGAAGCATCGTATCCTTCTTCATCTACAAGCTTTTTATGTATGTCAAAAGCCGTATAAGTCATAGCTGAATCAGAGCCAAACCATCTATTTTTAGATCCCCAAGCTTCTGCTTTTGGATCTGGTCTAACTGCTTGTTCATTTGACCTATTAAGATTAATGCTTGGAGTTTCAACTTGTCTTATCTCCTTTGGCATATTTTCTAACGCCAATTTAGCTTCTGTTAATCTAGCTTCTTCATAACCAAGTCTAGCTATCTCTTTTTGTGCTTCAACTTCGGCAGCTATATTTTGAGTTTCTCTTGCTGCTGCAAGTTTAGCTTGTGCGGCTTGTAAGCCTGAAGAGATTCTAGCTTCTCGATCTTTGACACTTGCTGTTTCAAGTGAAGAAAATTGTCTTGTAAGTTTTTCTTTTTCTTCTTTTTGAACTCTTGCAAAATGTAAAGCTTCTTCTTTTTGACGTTCTGCTTCTCTCCATTTTTTAGTAAGTTTAGCAATTCGTCTTTGTACACTTTCACTATAATCTTCTAATTCGTCTTTCTGTTTCTTGTCACCTGCCTCCTGCGGCTGGTCGCTAGCGGCTTGTGGCTCGGTTGCCACTTTTGCATCACTAGGCTTCTCAGCTTTTGTAGCTGCTTCTTGTTCAACAGTTTCAATTACCTCTGGTTCAGGTTTAGATGTATCTTCTAACTCAACATCAACCTCTGGTCCAGATGTATCTATGTCAACTGTCTTTGCATTTTTGTCTTCTGGCATAGTTTTCTCCTATGGTTTATATATAGTGAAGTACATCTTCGGGATTTTTAATTGTCCCTAAAACTTCATCGTCATTTAATAGACGAACTTCACCGCCTTCAATTGGAAGTCTTGAACCCGCATAACGAGCAAAGATCACCCAATCTTTTTCTTTGCACCAAGGGCCTGTTGGATATTTTTCTTTATCCAAATAAGCTAATGGTCCAATCTTTAAAACATAACCGCAATTAGTTGCGATCCTCGCTTTGTCTAAAGATTCTTGTGATATAATTAATCCACCTGCTGTTTT